AGTCCAGGAATAATAAAACCTGGTCAATATAATGATTGGAATGATTGTTTACAAAAAGGTTATTTTGAATCTAAATTAATATTAAATGAATATACAACTGAAGAAATTAATGAATATCAAATATTAACTAAATTTTCATGTATAGAACAACCTGGTGAGAATACTTAATTATGGCAGAATATCAAGGTAGAAAAGTTACTTTGAACAAACCAATGCGTGGTGATGTAAAAAAATTTAAAGTTTATGTTAAGAACGCAAAAGGTAATGTTGTAAAAGTAAATTTTGGTCATGGTGGAACAACAGCTAAAGCAGCTGGTCAAAAGACTATGAGAATAAGAAAAAACAATCCTGGAGCAAGAGCTAGTTTTAGAGCAAGACATAATTGTGCTAATCCTGGTCCAAAAACAAAAGCAAGATATTGGTCTTGTAAGAAATGGTAAATAAAATGGCTTATAAAAGAAAAAGTAGTGTTAAGAAAAGTGCAGGTAAGGCTAAACTTACTGCAAAACAAATGAAGCTTCCAAAAGCTTTAAGAGATAAAATATTGGCTGCTAAACGAAAAGGCAAATAATGGCTTATAAAAAGAAAAAGGGTTCAGCAGGTAAAGCTTGCTGGGCAGGTTACCGAAGAGGTAAAGGTAATTCTTGTATTAAAATGAAAAAGAGAAAATAATGATTAAAAATTTTAAAGACATTGTAATTTTATTAATAACAAGTGGTGTTCTAATTTTATTAGGAATTATTATTATTGGAGATTATTATGTTGCTTTACAAGAAAATAGACCTGTTGATGAAAGTATAATAACACTTATGAAAATGTCAGTTACTGGATTAATTGGTGTTATAGGTGGATATATTGGAGGAAGTAAAACGTGAATAAATCAAGATGTTGTTGTACAGTAAGAAGTACAAGAAAAAGAAAAATGACAATAAGAAGGAAAAGAAGAAAATAATATGATAATAGAAAATAAACAAGAAGAAAATAAATCAATAGTAATTAATGATAAAAAATATTATGAAAAGGATTTAAACGAAAATATGAGAAATAGTTTAATTGCCTTATCAACACAAAGAACTAACAAAGCAAGATTACAAATTGATGTTAATAATGCTGATATTTTAATTGTGCATCATGCTAAAGTAGTTGATGATGAACTTGCTAAAATCAAATCTATTGATTAAGGAAAAATAAATGTCTATAAACGATGATGTATATTCAAGAATGCTGAAACACCGTGCATTACTTACTCTTTACGAAAAGAGATTGGATACTGAAATTGATAAAATTTTAGCGTCACACAAAATAAGATTACAACGAATTGTAGCATTATCTGGTACAACAAATATAAATGTTTTAACTAGAAAATTAAATACTGAAATTCGTTTAACTTATAAAAAAATATATAAAGAGGGTATTAGTGAATTAAATAAATTAGCTGGTGTAAGTGCTAGATTTTATAAAAATGTTTTTGCTAAAGCCTTAACAAATATTTATAAAGCTAAAGGTGTAAAAGATACTTTAAAGGTTAATGATTTAATTATTAGATCAAATGGAACCTATAGTCAACAATTAGCATCTATAAGTATTTTAGAACAAAGAAGAATAAAAAGTATAGTTAAAACTGGAATGATTCAAAATAAAGCTATGATAAATATAGCTCAGGATTTAGGTAAAAGCGGATTATTAGCTTCTACCGTACAATTAAAAACATTAACAAGAACTGCAATAACTGAAACATCTAATTTTGTATCAAATACAACATATAAATTAAATGATGATGTTGTTCAAGGTTACCAATATGTGGCTACCTTAGATAGTAGAACTAGTTTAATTTGTGGAAGATTAGATGGTAAAGTTTATTCATTAAGTAATAAAAATGCACCACAACCGCCACAACATTTTAATTGTAGATCAACAACTATACCTGTAATAAAAAGTACTAATCAATTATTAAATACAGATAATAATAGATTACAAAAACGAAAAATTGCTGGATTATCAGATAGTCGTCGTGCCTCTATCAATGGTCAAGTACCAGGTAAAACAACTTATCCGGAATGGCTATCAAGTCAACCGAATGAAGTTAAACTGGCTGTATTAGGAAACCAAAAAAGAGTTACTTTGTTTAACTCGGGAAAAGTTAAATTTTCTCAATTTTCTAATAAAGATGGTAAATTAATTTCGTTAAAACAATTAGAAGAATTATCAAATTAATCTTTTGTTTTTAAATTAAAATATAACTAAGGCCGTGTCCAAAGGAAAAATAAATGTCAGAAAACATTGAAAACAATACTCAAGTAAAAGAAGAAACAGCAGATGAAACTAAACAACCGGATGTAAAACAACTGGTTGATCAAGAGGTTTCAAAAGCTATATCTAATATCAAATCAAATTTAGATAATGCATATAAAGAAAGAGATGAAGCTTTAAGTCAAATTGAGAAAATTAAAGTAGAGAAAAGACAAGCTGAAATTTCTAGCCTTGAACAACAAGGTAAACACTCTGAAGCTATGCAAATGAAACTAAATGAAATGAACGCTAAACTTGAGGCTTATGAACAAAAGAACATAGAATTGAGCAGAGATAATGCCGTGCGTACTCAGCTTAACTCTTTAAACTTCAAATCGGAAAAAGCCGCTAATATGGCCTATTCAGATATTGTAAAAAGTTTAAAGAAAGATGCTTTAGGAAATTGGGTGAATGAAAACGGAGCTAGTATTGATGAGACAGTGTCAAATTATGCTAAGGACGATAATAATGAATTCTTATTTTCTGTTAAAGCAAACATGGGATCTGGAATAACTCCAGCCAAACCAAGTACAGGAACTACTCCTGTGTCATCTATAAAAGATATGACAACTGATGAAATGCTTAATGCTGTTAGCAAAGGGCAAATTAAGGTTGCCGGAGATTGGTCTCAATAAGACCTATCTTTTATAATAATAACCGCACAATTATGTGCTTTAAATAATAAAAGGAAAATAAATAAATGACTGTAATAAGTTCAAACTTTAATAACATTGCAAGAGCAATTTCTGCTTACGAACAAGCTGGAAGAGCAGATGCTGCGTTATTAACATCAACTGCTATGGTTGGTTCTGACGCAAGAATCAATGATTCAGGTGAAAATTACACTGGTACATTAAGATGGTTAGATTTTACTGATCCAACTACTTTTAATAAACAGAACGAAACTGCTACTGATGTTGCTATTAATGAAATGGCAGTATCAAATAAATCAGCAGTATATATCAAAAATATTGATCATATTGCTGCACAAGAAATGTCAGTTCAAAGACTAATTTCAAAAGTTGATGGATTATCATACTTAGGTTCTCAATTTGCTTCAGTTAGAGCAAGAAGAGAAGATCTACAATTAAGATCTATCCTAAATGGTGTATCTGACAAAATTTGGGGTGCAACTACAATTGGTACTTCTGATCCTGCTGCTAAAGTTGGTACTTTTGGTTTCTATACTGGTTCTGATGCTAGTGATGATCCAAATCCATTATTTGCAATTGAAAACACAACTAACAATAGATCTGCTTTCTTTGATACTCTATTAGATGCTATCACTGAAGTTAAAGGTGAATTTGAAGAGCCTTTCTACTACTTAGTAGTTGATACTGCAACTTACAACATTATGAGAAAACAAAACGTTCTTGATGTTGCTCCAGTTGTAGACGGTAACTTCAATTTCTCTACTATTCTAGGTGGAAAAATTAGACTTATTATTAACAACCAATCGTTAACTGCTAACCTACCTGCAGGCTTAAAAGTATCTTACTTAGCTAAAGCTGGATCTGTACATTATTCTGATATTGCACAGACTAATCCAACTGCTATTGAAAGAAACGAACTAGCTGGTAATGGTGGTGGTCTTGTTACTGTTTTATCTAGATGGGGTAATATAATGCACCCTAAAGGATTCTCATGGGCTGGAAGTGCAACTGCATATCCTGCTAATGCTGATCTTGCTCTAGGTACAAACTGGACAGTACATGCTACTAACGTTAACCAAATTGGTTTATTCCCAATTTATCACGGTTAATATTATAACTATTAGATACGGAGAAAAATAATGGCTTTACAAAAAGGATACAATTCATTTGTAACTATAACAGAAGCAGAAAGTTATTTCTATGATAGACTTAACCAATCTGCATGGGATAGTGCTACAGATGAAACTGTTGAACGAGCTTTAGTAACAGCCACAGGAATTCTCGATAACTTGGATTGGGGTGGAACGGCTGTGCCTACCGCCCTTTATCCTTTATCGTGGCCTAGAGATATTACTTATTGGGATACAAAATCTGGTGGGTATGAAACTTTAGAAGACGATAGATCAACAACAAGTTATGGAACTTTTCCTGAAGATATCAAAAAAGCTACCTATGAGTTAGCATTACACTTGATTAAAAATATGAGCACAATAGAAGATCAATCATCAGGTTCGCCTAGATTGAAAGATTTAAAAGTTGGCTCTATTTCTTTAACATTTGATTTAGGATCTGGAATTAGTAATTTTAACGAATTACCTGACCATATTCGAAATATAATTGTTAAATTCGATAATCCTGCTAGTTCTGCAACTAATAGAGGAGTTAAAGTTAGTGGAGGTGCTTAATGAGTTACTCAAAACTAATTAAAAATAATGTAAAAATGGCATTTAATGTCATAGGTGATATTGGTGAAGATATAGTGTTTACAAATAAAACTGTAAGTAATTATAACTTTACTACACAATCTGTTGATACTGCTACTGATACTTCTTTTACTGCGAAAGCGGTAGTTGAAAATCAATTCAGAACTAACGATGATACACCTAGACTAGAATGTAATTTAATGTTTGATTCAGATTATTTAGATTCTAAGAAAATTGATAATTACGACACTGTTGTATTTAGAGGTAAAACTTGGAAAATAAATAAATTTGAAGATAATAATTATGTTATTACTTTAACTGTTGGAAGGGAATCTTAATGGCTACAATATCACAAATGTTGACAGCTGTTGAAGGTTTGTTTGCTTCCACCGCTTGGACATCTAATAACATCAAAGCGTTTCCTGCGAATTATCAAGGGGAAATTAATGCTGAGGAATGGATACGGGTTTCTGTATTACCATTTTCTTCAGAATTAGCTTATCAAGATGTAATAGCAAATGGTCAAATTGTATGTAATATATTTGTTCCAGCTGGAGCAGGTATGAAAAGAGCATATCAAATTGCTGATTTACTAAAAACATTATTAGATCAAGAAGTAATCTCTGGATATCTACAAACAACTAATAGCTTTATAACAAATATTGGAATTGACCCAAAAGACGCTGGTTTATATAATGTAGACTATACGGTCAATTTCAAATCAATTTAACCAAAAATAATATAAAGGAAGAAAACAAAAATGGCTCTAATTTCAAATATAGGTGCTGGTATTTTCACTAAACTAAAATACAAAGCTGATAGTAATTATACTTTACCAACTTCAGATTCTGAACATCAAACCTTCATTGGTGCTGGTGGTGATTTTGAAAGTTCGGTAGATGTTACTAACATCAGAGAATTTCCTTCATTTGGTAAACCTGCTAACATTGTTAACGTACCTAGTTACGGACAATCTGTAAGTAGCCAAATACAAGGACAGTCTGATGCTCCAACACTAGAATTTAGTTTGAATTATGTACCAAGTGTACATGATGCAATTCAAGCTTTAGTTCAAGATGGATTAACATATGTATTTCAGTTGGATGTAAAAAATTCAGCTACTGGTGCAAATGCTGCATTTTACGTAAAAGGACAAATAGCTTCTTTTGAAGTATCGCCAAATTTGACTGATTCAAATCAGGCAACTTTGACTTTAAGTACTTCAACTGACTATACTGGTCCGTTTGCTGACGCATAATAAAATATATATTAGGCTGGGTTTAATTACCCAGCTTAATTAAATTGTATAGGATAAAATCATGGATAATAAACCATTTAATAAATATTATGTATTAAGAATAACTTCTTTACACATAAAAAAATCTGTAGATACATCAATAAGAAAAACTTATGATAGGCTGCAGGACGTAGATAATAAAGTCGAGGTCTTTGAAACATTAGATATTTTACATAAAATTAGAAAAATGATGGAAGACTTTGAATCGAATAATAAACATTTATATATAAAACCCTTAGAGGAA